ATGACTACCGACACCCAGACCGCGCCCGCGTCGCGCGAAACCCTCGGCTTCCAGACCGAGGTCAAGCAACTGCTGCAACTGATGATCCACTCGCTTTACTCCAATCGCGAGATCTTCCTGCGGGAATTGATTTCCAATGCGTCCGACGCTTGCGACAAGCTGCGCTTCGAAGCCCTGCACAATGCCGGCCTGTTCGAGGGCGATTCCGACTTCAGGATCCGCGTCGCCTTTGACAAGGACGCCAGGACCCTGACCATTTCCGACAACGGCGTCGGTATGAGCCGCGAGGAAGTGATTACTAACCTCGGAACCATCGCCAAGTCGGGCACGCGCGAATTCTTCTCCAAGCTGTCGGGCGACGAAAAGAAGGACGCCAGCCTGATCGGCCAGTTCGGCGTCGGCTTTTACTCCTCGTTCATCGTCGCCGACAAGGTCACCGTGCTGACCCGCCGCGCCGGCGCCGAGCCCAACCAGGGCGTGCGCTGGGAATCGGAGGGCACCGGCGAATTCACCATCGAGATGCTCGACCGCCCGGCCCGCGGCACCGAGATCACCTTGCACCTGAAGGCCGACCAGGACGACCTGCTCTCCGCCTGGAAAATCAAGTCCATCATCCGCAAGTACTCCGACCACATCGTCCAGCCCATCGTGATGAAGGGCGAAAAATGGGACGAGGAGAAGAAGGAACAGGTCGCCACCGACGAGGACGAGACCGTCAACCAGGCTTCCGCGCTGTGGGCGCGGTCCAAGAGCGAAATCACCGACGAGCAGTACAAGGAGTTCTACAAGCACGTCGGCCATGACTTCGAAGACCCGTTGACGTGGACCCATGCCCGCGTCGAGGGCAAGACCGAATACACGCAACTGCTCTACGTCCCGGCGCGCGCGCCCTTTGATATGTGGGACCGCAATGCGCGGCATGGAGTGAAACTCTACGTGCGCCGCGTCTTCATCATGGACGACGCCGAACAGCTGATGCCGCTGTATTTGCGCTTCGTGCGCGGCATCGTCGATTCGGCCGACCTGCCGCTGAATGTCTCGCGCGAGATCCTGCAGGAATCGAAGGACATCGAAGCCATCCGCAACGGCTGCACCAAGAAGGTGTTGGGCATGCTGGAAAGCCTCGCCAGCAGCGAGGACGCCGCCGAGAAGGAAAAGTACGCCAAATTCTGGGGCGAGTTCGGCAAGGTGCTCAAGGAAGGCATGGGCGAGGACCACGCCAACAAGGACAAGATCGCCGGGTTGCTGCGCTTTGCCTCGACCCACGCCGACACGCCTGACGAAACCGTCCCGCTGGCCGACTACATCGCGCGCATGAAGCCCGAGCAGGAAAAGATCTACTACGTCACGGCCGAGACCTTCAACGCGGCGAAGAACAGCCCGCATCTCGAAGTCTTCCGCAAGAAGGGCATCGAAGTGATCCTGTTGTCGGATCGTGTCGACGAATGGGTGGTGTCGCACCTGACGGAATTCGAAGGCAAGCAACTGGTGTCGGTAGCCAAGGGCGGGCTGGATCTGGGCAAGCTGGAAGGCGAGGCCGAGAAGAAGGAGCAGGAGTCCGCCGTCGGCGAATTCAAGGAACTGACCGAGAAGATCGCCAAGAGCCTCGGCGAGCGGGCCAAGGAAGTGCGCGTCACGCACCGCCTGACCGACAGCCCGGCCTGCCTGGTGGCTGACGAGCACGATGTTTCCGGCAACCTGGCGCGCATCCTCAAGGCCGCCGGGCAGAAGGCGCCACCCTCGAAGCCCATCCTCGAAATCAACCCGCAGCATCCCGTCGTGCTGCGTCTGAAGTACGAAGAAAAGCGTTTCGACGACTGGTGCGCGGTGCTGTTCGACCAGGCCCTGCTCGCGGAAGGCGGCCAGCTCGACGACCCGGCGACTTTCGTCAAGCGCATGAACCAGCTGATGCTGGAGATGAGCGGCTCATAGGACGGCACCGAATATGTCGTCACACCGGCGAAAGCCGGTGTCCAGTGCCTTGATTGTCCTGGATTCCGGCGTCGCCCGCCGCGAAGCGGAATCCCGGGTGTGGCGAGACCGCCGGAATAGCCTGCCCCGGATTCGATCCGGGGACGGGCCAAGTCAGGAGCGGTCTTGATTCTCACCGGCCTGCCGCCAATCATCAACGTACGAGCCAGGGTGCTGATCCCGTGCACCCATTTCCTAACGTCTTGATTTACTTCGAAGCGGCTTTTTTCTTGTGACCCGAAATAGGCCCTGATTGACCCTGCTGGGTCACAACTGGGTCACAGAAAAGCGCCACGGCTTTGTGGCCGGCGTCGGGCACGGCGGAGGTGATCCAGCGGCCATAGACCCGGCTCAGCATGGTCAGGTCGGAGTGGCCAAGCTGGGCGGCGATCCAGGCCGGGTTCTCGCCGGCTGTGAGCATCATCGAGGCGAAGGTGTGGCGCGTCTGGTAGGGGCGGCGGTAGCGGATGCCGGCGCCCTTCAGGGCGGACACCCACGCCAGGCGAATCTTCTGGTCGTTGCTCCAGGCGTCGGCCGTGTGCGGGTTGAGGAAGACCTCCTTGTCGGCCAGCAGCGACCATTGCTTCTGGCGCTCCAGCGCTGCCAGAGATGGCGGCAGCAGGGTGATTTCCCGCGCCCCCTTCTTCGTTTTCGGCGTTTCGGCTTCGTCGGCCGCGCGCGTCCTGGCGCGCATCACGCGCACGGTCTTGCGATGCCAGTCGATGTCGCCCCACGTCACCGCCACCAGTTCAGACGTGCGCATGCCCGTCCAGAAGGCGAACTCGAACAGATTGCGATGCTGCTCATGCCGGCAGGCCGCCAGTACGGCGCGGATCTCGCCGGCGTCGAGTGGATCAACGTCGTCGCCTTCCTTCGGCGGTTCGTGCCGCTCATACGTCCATTCGCCGATCGGGTTAGACGGGATCAGCTCGTCATTGACAGCATCCTGCAGCGCCGAGCGCAGCACCATGATGCGATTGACGATGGTTTTCAGCGTGCAGGTCTGTTTGTCGCACCACTCGCGCACCTGGTAGATCTTCAGATCGAGGAGGGCGATGTTGCCGAACGTGGGCACCAGGGACTTGCGGATGGTGCGATCGTAGTCGGCGCGGGTTGATGCCTTGAATCTGCTTTTGCGCGAATCCAGCCACGCCGGCAGGTATTCCTTCAGGAGGTAGCCGTGTCCCTTGAACTGGGCGAACTGGCGGGCGCGTGGCGACTCGGGGAAGGTGATGCCGTAGTCGAAGGTATCGCGGGCGATCGCGTCGAGGATGGCCGCTCGATGCAGGCCGACGCGCTTTATGTTTGCAGGGGTAGGGGCGAGCTTGACGGTTTCCCGGCAACGGACGCCGCGAAACTCGAAACTGATCTGGATTGACTTGGCCGACCGGATGGTGATTCCATCGGGCAGGCGAGGCCGTTGCCGTTCTCTATCCATTGCTCAACTCCCTTGACGTCGATCAGTATATGCCCGTCAGGTGCGCGCCTCCATTGGCGGCCCTCGATCCAGATGCCGTCGCGGATCTTCGCCCGGATCGCGGCTTCGGTGTAGCCGGATTCCTGAGAAAAGGTGGGGATGAGCTTGTAGCGCATGATCAGGCAGCCCGTTGCCGCCTACGGATCTCGACGGCTTGGCGCTGGGTGATCGCGATCGCACCGGCCTGGATGGCCAGCGCTTTCTTGGCCAGACAGATGTCGTAGTGGTCGCCCTGGTGCCAGCGCCGCGCGCCGCCGATGCGATCGGCCATGGCGTGCAGCTCGGCTTCGGTGTCGGCGAGCATGTGACACATCACCATGCGCCGGTAGCGGGCGGCCATGTTGTCGACGTAGACGCTCACAACAGCCTGCCTTCGTCGTTGAGCGCCTTGGCTTGCTGCATCAGGTCATCGGGCACGTCAAAAAAGCCGAAGCTGCCCTTTCCACGGTACGAACGGAAGCAGCTGCGGGTCGCGCAGCACAAATCCAAACCGACCGACGAACCACGGAGAGCTGGACGTCGCGACGCAATCCACGATCTCAACCGACCCGACGATGCCGCCGCGCTCCAACTGCTCAAATGGTGGCAGTGCCCTTGTGATCGGTCCGCCGCTCGCCCACAGTGGATCGTCCCCCGCCTCGTATTCGTCACGCGTCATGCCTTTGGCGGCATGCACCAGGATGCGACCGCGAACCTTCGTCGGCCAGTTCCGGTTCTCAATGTCCTTGCCGGCCCAGAGAATCAGCCAGGCCCACGGCTGTCGTATGCTGAGCGCGATCATGAGAAGTGCTTGTCCCAGATCCGCTCGACGACCTCGACCTGTTTGCTGGTGAGCATGCGGGTATCGCGGCCGGCGACCAGGTAGCGCTCAAGGATGCTGGCGACGAAGCCCTGTTCCCACTCGCTCAGATCCTTGGTGTCGCGTAGGCCATCGAGCTGCTCGATCTTGGTGCCGAGGGAGACGAGGCGGGTCATTGTCCAACTCCTTGTGCGAAATTTTCCTGGGTCGATTTCCCGTTAAGCGAAACTGATGCCGAGGCGACTTGGCCACGGATCGCATCCGGCGCCCAGCGCTGGGTGCCGTCAATGATTTCCTGCAGCATCTCGCCTTCGGTCGTGTCTTCGGCCTCGATCGTCGCTAGCACCAAGGCGGCCCGATCGGCGAACTTGGCCAACTCGGTCAGGTGGTGCCGGAGCATGGCGACCTCGGCCTGCAGCGCGTCGCGCTTGGCCATTTCCTCCTGCCGTGCCTTCTCAATCGTGTTGGTGTTGCGCCAGGCGTAGTCGGCGCGGTCTTTCTCGGCGGCCAGTTCGCGCTGCAGGCGCTCGATCTCGTTAGCCATGCCGGCCTCCAAAAGTCGGCGGTGGCGGCACGGTGACCTGGCCGACCTTGATGCGCCGTGCCACCATACGCAGCCGCAAAGCGGTGCAGAGCGCGTCGTCATGGGCGGATCGGGCTTCGGGCTCGTCTTTCCAATCCGGCTGTTGTGGGTCGAGGTTGTGGCATTTGCGCAGATCTCTCGCGTCGGCCTCGAGTAGCTCGGCGGCATGCTTCAGCGTGGCCATGTCGGCGGCGATCATGGCAGCCGGTACCGGTCGCGACAGCGGGCGCAGGCACCGCCGACCAGGCGGCCGTACCACTCGCCGCACAGGTCGCAGTCGCCTGGCGCGCCGGCGGGCATGTGTTCGGCCTGGTCGCGCGCGGCTTTGATGCGGCGCGCTTCTTCGGTGTCGCGGTTTTCGTTGGCAATATCGACGACGTCCATCACCAGATGTCCCAGGAGTTGAAGGCCGGCCGGCCGCATACCGAACAGGTAGCGGAATGGACCGCGCCCATGCCCGATTCGATTTCCTTGAACGGGCCGCGGTTGTCGCATTCGTGATCCGCCGGCTTGGGCTCGGGCCCGCAGCGGAATTCGGTAATGTGGCCGTCGTCGGCGCGCTTGATGTCACAGCTCATCGAACACCTCCGCGATCGTCCGGTCGACCTGCAATCGGACGGCCAGGATGACCCACGCCAGATTGCCTGCCACCAGCAGGATGCCGGCGGCGAAGCTGAACCACTGGCCGAGCGCCGGGTAGTAGATGAGATTCCACAGGCCCCAGACTGTGAAGAAGGCCACGGTGGGCCAATACACGCCGCGCAGTTCGCGCGCCTGGCGCAGCTCGTGCCAGTTGCGCCAGGTGAAGTAGGCGCCGACCAGCTGAATGCTGCCGTTGATGAGATCGGGCCACATGGTTTATTTCCAGAAGGCCAGACGCAAGCCGTTTCGGGATTCATGACCGGGCTGCGGAATGTCTGGCTTCTTTTGTGCCTCGATAGCGGGGGGTGGCAGCCCTAGAAGCTCAATGACCTTTTCACGCGCCTGTGTCCGTAGCGGTTCCGGTATTTCGGCCCATCTCATGCAGTGCATTCCGTGCAGTGCTTCATAGTCCTTTCCACCGAGCTGAACCCCGATCAGTTTCGCCAGCTTGTCCAGGTCGGAAATGTAGAAATGATCCCCAGTCAGCAGTTTGTGCAGCGTGATGTTTGCTGCTTGCGCCTGGAATTGTGTCAGGTTGTGCATGGTGATCTGCCTCCACTAGAACGGGATGTCGGCTTCGAAGTCGCTGAAGCCGCCCTGGGCGTTGCTGCTATTTGTATTCGCCGCCGGCGTTTGTGCAGGTGTACTTGCACTGCGCAGCGCGCTGCCGCTGCCGGCCGGGCGGCTGCCGAGCATCTTCATGGTGTCGCCGACGATCTCGGTGGTATAGCGGTCCTGGCCGTCCTTGTCTTGCCACTTGCGCGTCTTCAGGCTGCCCTCGATGTAGACCTGCGCGCCTTTCTTCAGGTACTGGCCGGCGATCTCGCCCAGCTTGCGCCAGAGCACCACGCGGTGCCACTCGGTGGCTTCCTTCTTTTCGCCGCTGGTTTTGTCTTTCCACTGGTCGGTGGTGGCCAGGCGCAAGGTGGCAACGGCCTCGCCGTTGGGCGTGTAGCGCATGTCGGGATCGGCACCCAGGTTGCCGATGAGGATGACTTTATTGACGGAGGCCATCAGGCGTTCGCTCCCATCGGAAACGGCCACGGGTCGCGGGGTTTAAGCGGCGCAGCCGCTTCGTTCGCCGGCGAAGCCGGCGCTGGAGTGCTCTTGACCTTGGGTTTCTTCGCCGCCGCCTTCTTCGGGGTTTCGGCGGTCGCCTCGGCAGGCGCAGCCGTCGCGCCTACATCGCCCGCGCGCGCAGCGTTGACAGGGGTAGAAACGGGTTTTGCGGCCTCCGATTTTGCAGTTTGGGGCTGCACTTTCGGTTCGCGCAGTGCCTCGGCATCAATACCGAGACGGGCGGCCTGAGCCAGCAGCAAGCGCGGGGTGGGCTGCTTGTCGTTGTTGAAGGCCCAGGGCAGAACCTTAGTGTCATAGATCAAGACCAGGTCTGCCAGGAACAGCCACAGCGCCAGCATGTCGAGCGTGTTGAAGAAGTCGGCCAGCGCGGGCTGGCAGTCGTCGATGTCGGTATCCTCGGGGATGGTGAAGCCCCATACCTTCATCATGTCCTCGGCGCCGTAGTCGCCGTTCTCCAGCTGTTGCGTGTAGAGCGCCATGACGATCGGGCGCAGATCGTCAGCTGTGAATGTGCCGCCGGCGAAGCGTTCGCCGAGCTTTAGGCGGATGGCCTGAAACAGCGTGCCGCGCCAGGTGTTCTCGGCCTTGGCTTTGGCGTCGCGCTCGGCCTGTTCGCGCTGGTGGTTGCGGTCGGCACGGTCGGTTTTGCCGTCGGGTTGCTTGATGCCGGCCTTCTTCATCGCGATCTCTAGCTGACGGGTATCCACCGCCTCGATAAAGACCTTCTTCTTCGGATCTTCGACCAGCGTGATGGCGGGCGCGGCCTTGCCGAGAATCTCGGCATAGGTGCGGCGGTCCTTGTCGTCGTGACAGACCGCGTCGAGGCGCGCCAGGTTGTGCGCGCGCAGGCTGTAGTCGCCGTTGTAGGTCATGTCTTCGGCGGCTTTGCCGGTGACGACTTCCTTGCCGCTCTGTTCCGCGAGCGCCTTGAGGCGCAAGAAGTTGGCGTTCTTCTTGTCCTGGAAGCAGGGCGGGTCGGTGCAGACGTTTGGACTGCCGACATCAGCGGCGAGCAGCAGGTCGTTGCCGCTGCGCTTGGGGCAGGCATCGCAGCTGCCGGCTTTCTTGACCAGCGCGGCGTCGGCCGTCTTGAAGGTCGCCTCGTCAAGGTCGAGCATGTAATTTTGCTGAATGTGCTCGGCGGCGCGGCGGGTGGACATGACTTCCTTTTGCCAGTCCGGCTTGGTGATTTCGGTGGCGGCTTTCATTTGCAGCGTACTGCCGGGGATGCGCGCGATCAGCAGTGCGGTGCTGGCGGTGAGCTTGCCCTCGAAGAACAGATCCCGTGCGGCCGGTACCAGGGCGAGCAGCTTGAGGCGGCCATAGATGTAGGCGCGGCTCTTGCCGACCTTGTCGCCCAGGGTGTCGGCGGTGTAGTCGTGAAACTTCAGCAGGCGCTCATAGCCTTCGGCTTCTTCCAGCGGGTGGACGTCTTCACGCTGCAGGTTCTCGATGACTTGCAGTTCCAGCACCTGCTTGTCGGTCAGATCGCGGACGATGACCGGCACGGTGGCCACGCCGGCCATCTGGCTGGCCCGCCATCGACGTTCTCCACAGGCGATTTCATGGGCGTCCATGTCGTTCAAGTCGCCGAAGTTCTTTCCCTTTGGCACGGTCATGCCGACCTGCCACTTGCGCACCAGGATCGGCTGAATCACGCCGTGTTCCTTGATGCTCTCGGCCAGCTCGGCGAGCTTGGCTGGGTCGAAGTGCTTGCGCGGATTCGTGGGTGATGGCAGCAGGCTGGACGGCGGCAGCAGCACGGTCGCGGGGAGTGTTTCGGGGGCATTCATGGGCGTACTCCTTGTGGGTGGGTGCGGTAGGTCTTAGTGATGTCGCCGGCGATCGTGTGACCGCGATGGCGGAGCAGGTTGGCCAGCCGGGCGCGATCGGCGTGGCTGTGGCTGGTTTGCCGCAGCAAGCCGAAGTAGCTGTTGGCGGTCTGGAATAGATCCTCGGCCGGCATCGTGGCGACACGGCGCAGGGCGTCGTGATAGGTGCGGCGGCGCAGGGTGCGATGCCAGGGGCGGAGCACCTGGCCGACGAAATCAATGCCGCGCTCGATGGGCTGGAGGATGGTCTTGCGCGGGTTGAGGGTCAGGTGCAGGTGCGCCGGCAGCCAGGCCTCGATGTCGGCGCGGACCTGGTTGAGCCAGTCGGACGATTCGTGCAGCAGCACCATGTCGTCGACGTAGCGGATGTAGTGGCGCGCGCGCAGATCGTGCTTGACGTGCTGGTCGACGAGCGTCGAGCAGGACGTTGGGCAAAGAACTGGCTGGAGAGGTTGCCGATCGGCAGGCCGTGGTGCGCGTCCTGGTTGAACAGGCTCTTGTGTGCGGGGACGCGCAGGAACTGCTCGGGGCGGCCCTGGGTGACGACGTTCTGGCGTGGGTCGTGGAAGAGGATGTCCAGGGCGAGCTGTCGCCACCATGGCTCGCTGATGCGTTTGGTCAGTTGCGCGGCGACGATGCGCTTGTCGATGCTGACGAAGAAGTTGGCGAGATCGAGCTTGAGGTAGTGGCCGGCGCGGCGCCAGTTCTGCGTCTGGCGGCGGACCTTGGTTTCCAGCCGCCGGGCGGCGTAGAGCGTGCCACGGCCGGGGATGCAGGCGCAGGAATCGGCGATGAAGCTGGCCTCGAAGCGCGGGCCGATCTTGCGGTAGAGCAGGTGGTGCACGATGCGGTCGCGGAACTGGGCGGCCCATACTTCGCGCACCTTGGGCCGGGTGATGACAAAGCAGATCGAGGGGCCGGGCCGATAGGTGCCGGCCTGCAGCTCGTCGTGCAGCGTGGCGAGGTTGTATTCGAGCTGCTGTTCGAAGGCCAGCGCGCTGGCGCTGTTGCGTTTGGTGCGGCGGCAGTCGAGGTAGGCTTCGACCAGGTCGCCGAAAGAAAACTCGGCCGGGTGGCGGGGATCATCTGCGGACGGCCCTGGCGCGGCAGTGGTTGTTGACGTTGTTGTTGTTCTGGTTGCCGTTGTTGAAGTTCTGATACCAGGCGTAACGCGCGTCGGAGGCGTCGGTGTCGCGCTATCGATGTCGCCCTGCCGGTCGCCCGGCGGGGAAACGGCGCCGGACCGGCCCGGCGCGCTGCCGGCGGTATCCGCGATGCGCATGGCGGTGCCCGTTGTGGGGCAGCGGCGCGACCAGACTTGATCGATTCGCACAGGCATGATGGCCTTGACCGTCATGCAGCGGGCGCTGCGGAACTGCGGCGCCACCCGTTGGCCTGCTTGCCGATGCTCTGGGTCAGCTCGATCGCGCGGGCGTATTGCCCGGTGGCGATGAGCCGCTTGTCGCGCGAAAGGCGCAACAGCAGCTCGGCCACCTGCAGGCGCTCGATGAGTTCGCTCAGGTGGGTCGCCTTCTCCCGCGCGCAGTTGGCGCGGAAGATGAGCACGACGATCTCGACGCACTCGGTACTGATCTTGCCGCCGATCGACTGCTTGAAGTCGCGCGGCATGTTCTTGACGAGATCGGTCACGATGTCGAGGAGGTCGTAGGCAACCTTGTAAATCGGCAGTTGCGTGTGCAGGGCCATGTCGAGAAAAGAAAAGGACTGAATTACTCAATAATCAATCTGCGGACGGCCCTGGCGCGGCAGTGGTTGCCGACGTAGTTGCCGCTCTGGCCGCCGTAGCCGAAGTACTGAAACCAGGCGTAACGCGCGTCGGAGGCGTTAGGCTCGCCAGACCAGTACCAGTCGGTATGGAAGGCTTCCTTGGCATTGGCGAACAGGACACGCTGCTCGCGGCGCGTGGGCAAGTCGCCGCCTTGTTTTTTGGCCCATTTCTGCGCCTCGGCGAAGGTGACTTTCTCGGCCTCGCCGGGAATGATGAAGAGGTGATGATCGGGTGCACCGTCCTTGCCGAGAATGAGCCCGGCATAGACTTCGTCCGGCTTTAGGTTGTCGCGCAGCCATTGCGCCTTGTAGCTCTTGGTGGTCATCGGTCGCTCCTGAAAATGACTAAAGGATTAAATGGGCAATCTGCGGACGGCCCTGGCGCGGCAGCGGTCGTCGACGCTGCGGTCGTGCTGGAAGCCGTAGTAGAAGTACTGACACCAGGCGTAACGCGCGTCGGAGGCGTGAGGCTCGCCGGACCAATACCAGTCGGTCTGGAAGTGCGGCTTGCAGTTGGCGAACAGCAGCGACTGCTCGCGGCGGGTGGGCAGTTCGCCGTTGATGCTCTTCGCCCATTCCATGGCGGCCTGCCATTCGGCGTCGTCGTGATCGGCCGGCAGCAGCACCAGGTGATGGGCGGGGGTGCCGTCGTCGTTAAGGATCAGGCCGGCGTAGTGTTCGCCGTCGGCGAGGGTGATCTGTGCGGCGTGAATGTCGATGGTGCGGTCGGGCATGGTGTTCTCCAGGGTGTGGTGGGTGGGTCAGAAGGGATTCCAGATGCCTTGCGAGCCGATCAGGAAGTGGCCGAGGCGCTTGCATTGATTCGGCTGCAGCTCGATGACGCCTTCGTCGGTGCCGATGACCAGTACGCCGGTGGCGTCGATCGTGATGGTGACGTCGCCCGCCGAAGCCTTCGGCGCCGCGGGCTCTTTTTTCAGCGTCGCGCGCGCGTCGGGCTTCGGCGTTGCCTGGGCAGCAACGGCCGGCGCGGCCTGCGGAGGTGTCAGGGTGCCGGCTGCCGGTGTTGTCGTGCCCACCGCCGGCTGGGGTGTTGGTTTGCTCAGGAATACGGGGGTGGCCGTCTCGGCGGTGCGCGGGGCAAGGGTGCCGGTGGCGACCTCGGCGCCGGGCACTCGGCGGGCCGCCGGCAGACTGCAGGCGAGGTCGTTGCGCTTGGTGTTCAGCGGTTTGAATTCGGGGGGGGGCACGCCCACGCCCTGGCGGTATTCGTTTTGCATCACGCCGCCGGGGGTGGTGATTTTGCAGACCACGACGCGCCCCCTGGCGACGGCGCTGGCGAGCAGCGCGGTGATGCTCTTGGCGGGTACGCCGGTGGCCTCGGCCAGCGCGGGCGAGCGGATGCCGACCGGGTTGCCGAACCTATCATTACCCAGCCCGTCGATGACCTTGAGCAGCTTGTCGGTCAGGGTGACGTGCTGCACGCGGCCGGCGCCGGCCGGGGGCTGGTTCGACAGGCGCATCACTGGGGCACCTCCATCACGGCGGAGGAGACGATGACCGGCGTCATGCCGCGCACGTTGCGGCTGTAGATGCGGCAGCGCATCTGGATGCCGTCGCTGACGATGACGGCGGAATCGCCGGCGCGGGTGGGCATGCAGGCGTCTACCACCCAGCGCTGATACGCCAGGCGCTCTTCGGTGTGGCGCTCCAGCAGATCGATGGCGCCGTAGACGCCAATCAGGCAGACGACGATCATCAGCGCGGCGAGGGTGGGCTTCATGCTGCCTCCCGCTCGCCGATGTGCACGGTGCCGCGGTCGGGCGCGGCGATCTTGACGCGCAGCGGGATTTTGCGCCAGCCGGGCGGGATGATCGGCGACACCTTGACCTCGTAGCCGTCGCTGATCAGGTGCATGTGGGCGTCCTGGGCGATCTGGTAGGCGTCGAGCAGGGTCAGGCCCGGTGTCAGGTGGATCTGGGCAGTGGGCATCATGCTGTCTCCGGTTCGCGGTAGAGCGGGGTCGGCTCGACGGGGCGCTCGCAGCGGTAGAGGTCGCAGATGCTGGCGGCGGGTTTGATTCGCCGGATGGTGACGACGCCGTCGTCGTCGGTCTCGAAGGTCAGCACGGAACCGTGGTCGGCGAGCGATTCCGGCAAGTGACCGTAGTGGGCCTGAAGGGCGTCGAGCAGGGCGTGCTGCGCCGTGCGCAGACGTTCGCGCGCTTCGGATTCATCGTTACGTGCGGCGGCGGCCGTTTCCGCAGCGGCATCCAGGTAATAGAGGGCTGTGGTGTAGGCGTCCAGTGCCTGGTGGGCGTCGCTGTAGATGATCTTGGTGCCGTCGCTGGCGATGCTGGTTTTTTCCATGGTGCCTCCGGTGGGTGGGGTGTGGTCAGTGGAATCGGGCGAGCTTGGCGACGTAGGCGCGCACGCCTTCGGGGCTGCCGCGCTTGCCAAGGAAGGTCTTGCGGCCATCGGGCAGCTTGCGATAGACGATGTAGCTGGTCTTGCCGGGCTCGATGGTCTTTTCGAAGAGAATCAGCCCGTGATCGCGGGCGATCTGGCGGGCTTCGACGAGCTGCTGGTGGGGGCTGTGGCGCGTCATGGCCACACCATGAACGCCAGCACGGCGATGGCGACCACGACGGCGATCAGCGTCAGCGAGCCGAGGGCGGCGATGCAGGTCAGGTCGAGCAGGTCGAGTTCATAGGCGTCGTCGGGTTCGGCGGCTACGGGTGCATTCATGGTTTTCTCCCGGTGGTTGAACATGCCCGGATGGGCGACGGGAGAAAGGCTAAACCCAAAAACGGGTTTTGTCAAACCCATAAACGGGTTTTCGTGGCATTATCGATTGCACGCCAAAAGTCGGCGCACGATACGGCGAATTCCCGCCGATCGATTACCCTATGACATCAAGGAGAATGTGATGGACCGTCTCGATTACATTGAAAGCGAAGCCAGGGCGAATGCGGCGTTTCACATTGCTGGGGCCGAGGTGCTGCAAAAAGAGTCGAACACGTTGTTGAACGTGCTGCTGGCGGCGCAAGGTGGTGGAATTGGCCTGCTGGCCGCATTGCTTCAGCGCGAAACGCTGCTGGTATGGCAGATGGGGGCGCTATTGGCGGGGGTCGCCTATTTGTTCGTCGTGTCGCTAGTGGTGGTGATGCGATGTCTCTGGGCGCGCGACCTTTATCCGCCAGCAAATGAACCGGGCAACATGCAGGTCGACGGGGTTGGTCTGCTCGATGATCTGCGCCGCGCGCAATTGAAGACTGCGCAAGACATGATCGACTTGAATCGGCGGCGAAACGAATCGGTCGCCTGGTGGCTCAACCGATCACGATTGGCTGCTGCTGCTGTGGTGCCCGTGGTTATGGGCGTGGCTTTTGTCCTTTATTGTCTGGTTCCTGATCACGTTTCCCTGGTGTTGGAAGGGGTAGTTTTTCGTCGGTGGTCATGATGGTCGTTTCGTGGGAAGGCACAGACGCGCCTCACGGCGCGTTTTTTCCTTATGGTCAGCGACTGTCAACCACTGCATGTTAGCGGGTAGATCGTCGCCCTTGCATTTCAGTGGGACAATGTGATCGATCTCCCACCCAGGGCATGGGCCGCGCTTCTTTGCTGTCGCCGGGCAGGGGTTGGAGCGTTTGAACTCGGCCTTGGCGGCGTAGCTTCTGGGAAGTGACCACGCCGACGATGTGCCGATCAAAAGTGCCAGCGCGGCAATAGTGACGAGGCTGATGGCCAATTGTTCTATTGATACTCGGCGGGTATCGGTGGCGCCTTGGTTACCTTGCCGTCTTTGAAGGTAATGGTCAGGGTGCGGGAACCGGAAAAACTGCTGACGTATACCCAGACGTAGATCAATGAGTCGCCGTGGGAACTTACGCTGTTGGGTGCGCCGACCAGGGCGGTAACTTCTTTGGTGGTCATGCCCTCCGTGATTTTGCGGGCATCGTCCCATTTGAACGGGGTTCCAGCGCAGGCGGCTAGGGCTGCAAAGACAAACGCGAAAATGAGTTGCTTCATCGGACTATGTCTTTCGTTTAATTGTCATTGAACAATGACGCCTGTATTGTTCTACTGCGCCATTCCGCCATGGAGATCACGCAGCCTGTTTCCTTGTAGTTGCACGGACTGCTGTTGGTTTTGCTAGCTTTTAGCTCTTTGATGAGCATTTGATATGNNTGAAGATTGAACGCTACGGCAATGGCTTCCNNGGTGTCGAGAGTCGGTGCATATTCCGTCGATAACACGCGTTGTATCGTGGAAAGCGTGACCCCTGCATCGCCAGCAAGTGCCTTGGGTTTGTTGGGCGATTCGTGATATTTCACGGCCATGAGTCGCCGCACGTTATCAGCGAACACGCATTTTGCTTCGCCAGCAACTTTTGTTTTCTTTCCAGTCATGTGGTTAGGGTATTAAAACCACGGACCCATGTATGGGTTGCATAAACCCATAGTTGGGTTTATGCTTTAGCCCATGACGAGCCAACCAATCCACGACTATGTAGTACAGCAGCTCAACCTCAAAAAGGGACATTGGACTGAGGTGGCGCGGGAATCCGGTATTCCTAAGCGAACTCTTGAAAAGATCGCGCGTCTGGAAATCAGCAATCCAGGTGTTCGGCACATTCAGCGATTGGCTGACTACTTCCGAAAAAGTCGGTGCTGGCGACACGGCGCTCGAACCCCACCAGGAGGCAGCTTGATATGACCACCATCATTCTCCACGGATGCCAGGGCGCCGGTAAATCGAAGGTCGCCGCCTCGCTGGCGCGCCGACTCGGTTGCACATCCGTGCTCGATGAGTGGGATGGCGTCCAGCCGATTCCACGGGGTGCGCTGGCAATGACGAATCTGCGCCCAGGCACTTTTCGAGTGCCATTGGGTGCGTCCGCGCTCGGCTTCCACCAGGCGCTGGAGAGATTCTGACGTGTCAGGGGTGCGCTTCGACTTTCAGCTTGGCCATGATCGCCAACTTGGCGAGATAGGCGTCCATGTTGGACGCACTCTTCGTCGGCACGCGCCCGTCGTTGTAAAGAAAGATCACGTCCAGGTCTTCCTTCGCCTCCCAGGAAAGCTTCCGGGCGGTGGCTTTGGTGATCTTGATTCTCGCGGCGGTCGGGTGGGTGTCGTAATCCACCCAGTCGCGTGTCTGAATTCCGAGCGGCTTGTAGCTTCGATTGAGAACGATGTATCGCCCGTCCTTGAGTCGATGAAGGCAGTAGGGCATGAACGCCCAGCGGAATTCGATAGTCAGCATGGGGGCTCCTTTCAATGAGCAATGACGTGTGGAAACTGAATTGTCGCATGTCAGGGGCCTCCGCCTTCTCCTCCTCCCCGGCACCTGCCGGGGTTGCGTGCTGGTGGTGTGTTACCGCACCACCAGCATATTTTTTTGTTCCGTTTTTGGCTGTACCTACGAGTACCTAAATTAGGTACAGGGAGGTAATGCGATGCAAAGCGCCCTGTTTCACGAGCGAATCGAGGATGCGATTGACGAGGTGGTCCGCCAGTGCGGTGGACGTAAGAAGCTGGCCTGCGAGATGTGGCCGGACAAGCCGCCGCGCGAGGCACACAACCTGATGGATGCCTGCCTGAATCCGGAGCGCCGTGAGCGGTTCTCGCCTTCGCAGATGATTTACATCGCCCGCCGCGGTAGCGAAGCGGGGTGTCATGCCTTGATGAACTATNTCGCCAGCGAATGCGGCTATGAAGTGAAGCCGATCACCAAAGCGGAGGAAGTCGACCGCCTCACCAGCGTAGTCGAGCAGAGCACCAAGACGCTGGCCTCGGCGCTGGCGACCCTCGAGCGCCTGCAGCGCGCCGCGTGATGCCGGTTCGCCGCATCATGGCTACCCAGCACTGCGCTTCGCAGGACGGCCTCAAGCAAACCCGCGTCATGCTCGATCGGCCACCCGTAGCGGTGGTGTCCGATGTCGAGGCCATCATGGGGCTGTGGTGGTTGCGCTCCGGCGGTTACCCGGGTCGGGCGGGTGTTCGGGACGTTTCTTCTCGGCTAGCCGATGAGCGATCCGCACGCCTTGCCGTGGGCCGATCTGGCCGCCTACCGTGCCGAGCACGCCCAGCGCAATCCAATTCCGGATGTGGAGCAGGTGGTCGCGGAGCTGGCGCCGCGCAAGCAGTGGTTGATCTGGCGCTATGAGCCGGGCGAGACCCCGGAAAAGAAGCCGCGCAAGATGCCGTACTACGCCAACGGGTCGATCCGGCACGGGGGCCAGGGGTCGGATGCGGATCGCCTGGCGTTGGCGAATTACACAACCGCCGCTGCGGCGGCATTGAAGCGCGGCTTCGACGGTGTCGGCTTCGCCTTTCTGCCCGGCGATGGTTTGATCGGCATCGATCTCGACGGCATGATCGATCCGGACTCGGGCGAGATTTCCGAGCGTTGCGAACAGATCATCAAGGCCTGCGACAGCTATACCGAGCTGTCACCCAGCGGCAAGGGCGTGCATATCATCTGCACCAGCGAGCCGGAGACCTTCAAGAGCAACAAGGTCGGAATCGAGGTCTTTGCCGGCCGGCAGTATTTCACTTTCACAGGCAAGCTCTGGCCGGGATCGCCGGGCGAGGTCCGGCCTCTGAGCGAGACGGCATTGCGCCGACTGCGCGCGACGGTACGGGGCAGCAAGGCGCCGTCGGGGCCGGGGGCGCCGCTGACGCCGTTGGCGCCCACGGCTCCCTCGGCGTCGGCCGGAGCGCGCGCCGGCCGGCAGCGCAGCGTGGCAGAAAACGTGGCGCTGGCCGAAGAGGCGCTGGCGCATCTGGATGCCAGCGATTACCAGCAATGGATCGACATCGGGCTGGCGTGCAAGGCCGGGTTGGGCACGCCGGCCGGTTACCTGGTGTGGGATGCCTGGTCGGCGCGAAGCGAGAAATACGCCGGCAGCCAGGATACCCAAAAGCGCTGGGAAGGCTTCGCGCCGACGCAGCTGACGCTCGGCACGATCTTCGGCCTGGCCGAGGCGTCCGGCTGGGTGTCGCCCTGGGCGAAGGCGCGAGCGAAGAAGACCCGGCTGCGCAAGGGCGGTGATTCGCCGCCGGATGTGGGATCGCCGCCGCATATCCCTGCTGATGCTGATGGGGCGGGCGGGGGCTTGCCCCCCTCTGAAGCTCCCGCGGGGGGGATGGGTGAGCCGCCCGATGACGATTGGCCGCGCGACTTGCTGAAAAAGAAAGGCGATGTCTCGCCCTGCCTGGCGAATGCCGAGCTGATCCTGTCGCACATGCAGGAATGGCAGGACGTCATCGGCTATGACGAGTTCGCGGAGCGCACGGTATTCCGATCGCGGGTGCCCTGCGATCGGACCAGCCCCGAGACTGGCGACTGGTCCGATCACCTCGACGATATGACAACGATCTGGCTGCAGCGCAAGTGGGGCGTCGAATTCTCGACCAACATCGTGGGCAAGGCCGTCGAGGTTCTGGCGCGCGGCCGGCGCTTTCATCCTGTGCGCGAAGCGCTGGAAGGGCTCAAGCCCTGGGATGGCACGCGCCGCAACACCGAATGGCTGACCGATTACCTGGGCGTCGAGCGCACCGAATATACCGCGCTGGTCGGCGCGTTCTTCCTCCGCGGCATGATCAAGCGCGTGATGGAACCGGGCTGCAAGTTCGACTATTGCCTGGTGCTCGAAGGGCCGCAGGGCAAGGGCAAATCCACCGTCGCGCGCATTTTGTCCTGGCACTGGTTCTGCGATACCGACCTGGACCTGAACAACAAGGATTCGCTGCTGGCCTTGCCGGGGCATTGGGTCTATGAAATCGCGGAGCTTGGGTCGCTGATGAAGGCCGAAGAGCGCAAACAGAAGAGCTTCCTCTCGCGGCAGGAGGATGAGTACCGGCCGCCCTACGGCAAGCGCCTGGTCAAAGTGCCGCGCCAGTCGGTGTTCATCGGTACCACGAACGAGGAGGAATACCTCAAGGACGCGACCGGCGGGCGCCGGTTCTGGCCGGTGATGTGCGGCGAGATGAACCTGGATGGCCTGCGCGATTCGCTGGAGCAGATGTTTGCTGAGGCGCTGGCGGACTACCGGGCCGGCGAGCGATGTTGGCCCTCCGCTGCGGAGCAGGACGCGCTCTTCACCCCGGAACAGGCGCTGCGGGGCATGCCGGAGCCCTATGAAGACATCCTGTACCAGTGGCTGGACAAGCAGTTGTCGCCGTTCTCGATGGCGGATGCGGCGCTCGATGGCCTGAAGCTGACGCCGGACAAGCTGACGCCGGCGCTGGTAACGCGCCTGGGCATCGCGTTGCGCAAGCTCGGTTGCGGTAGAAAAGAGGACCGCAATGCGGAAGACCCGGGCAAGAGGCGGATGTACCTGACGCCCGCCCTGCTCAAGGCCGATATGCGCGGAACCCCTGCTGCCGTGCCTTCCAGGCCTGCGGCACCGAGTGTTGGAGGCGTCGATGCGCCCTTCTGACGCTCTCGGCAGGGTTCCCAACCTTCCCACCCCCTGTTTTGAGGTTGGGAACTTTTACGCATTGAATTTAAATGGGTTTCCCAACCTTCCCAACCTTCCCACCCTTTTTCACGGTTCGCACACACGGGCGGGCGCACACACGCGCGCACGCGCGCCCACACGCATGCAAGAAGTAAAAAAAAGGTTGGGAAGGTTGGGAAGGTTGGGAACAGGCAAGCAGGACAAGGCTTTCGGACTCCCAACCTCTAAACAGGGGGTGGGAAGGTTGGGAACGGAGGGTGACATGGTCGATATCGAGCGGATGCGGGTGGCCTTTGTGCTGGCGGCGGCGTGGGAGGGCTGGTCGGCTTCGGACCAGGCGGAATACGGCGCGGCGATTCGTGCGGCGCTGGAAGCCAACGATGAGCCCGCCCTGGCCTGGTGGGAGCAATGCCTCGAACAGGCGTCCGGTCTGGCCTACATGGCCGATCTGTGCCGGGCGGCCGAGGCCCGCATCAAGGCAGCAGCAGAGGCGCGGAGGAAATCAGCATGAGCAACGTCATCAGCATCAGGAACAACTTCCCCAAGGTCGCAGCGCAGCTCGACAGGATGGCCAAGGATGTCGGCGACAAGGCGATGGTGCGTGCCCTCAATGAGACGGTGCGGCAGGGCAGAACGGCAATGGCGCGTCAGATCAGCAAGGAATTCCGCGTCAAGGTGGGGCAGGCCAAGGATCGCCTCGACGTCGATTACGCCAAGGTCAAGGGCGGCGGCATTCGATTCTCGGCCAGGCTCATGGCCACCCGGGCTGGCGGGCTGCACAACAATGATGACTGGCGCGGCATGAACCTGATCCACTTCGTCACCAGCATGCCGACCCGCAACAAGAAGGGAAAGCTGGGGCAGCTCAAGTTCCAGATCAAGCGCACGGGTGGGCGCAAGTCCATCAAGGGCGCCTTCGTCGCGGTCAATCGAAAGACCGGCGGCCGGGCAGTCTTCATCCGCGAGGGCAAGTCGCGCATGCCGATCAAGACGCTGACCACGGTGGATATCCCCCAGATGTTCAACACCCGCCGCGTCAATAGCGTGATCCGCACGGTCATGCAGCAACGCTTCGAGATCAACTTCCAGCGCCAGGTGCGCGCCGTCCTCAAGGGGTTCGTCAAGTGATCGCCTTAGTCCTTTCTAGTTTTCAAAGGTACTCCTGCGCCCCCTGTCACACGGCGCTAAAAGACCCCGGGAAAACGCTAGTTCTGAGGGTGTCTGGGGGGTAAGTAAGATGCACATCACGGGCCAGGAAAACATTGCAGCGGTGTTCGGGGTGGCGCCGAAGACCATCGTCGAGTGGCAGGAGCAGGGCTTCCCGGTCGCGGTGCGCGGCCGGCCTGGCGTGCCGAGCGAATACGAGTCCGAGGCCTGCATCGAATGGCTGGTGAGCCGGGAGGTAAAGAAGGTCCAGTCGGAGAAACCGCAGGATCGGCTGGCGCGGGTGCAGGCGGACAAGATCGAGATGGAGAACGCCGAGCGGCGCGGCCTGCTGATCCCGGCCGACCAGCTGGAGCCAAAGTTGAAGGCGGCATTCGTCGCGGCGCGTGAGGCCTGGCTGGATGCGGTGCCGCGCCTGGCGCGCGAGCTGCCGCCGGATGCCGACGAGCGCGAGCGCCTGCTGCAGGCCGAGTTCGAAGCCTTTCTGCATCGCGTTGCCGACTGGGCGCATGCCGACGACGTGGACGACGACGACGCATGAACAACCCGGCCGCGATCTCCGGCGACGTCGAGGGCTGGGCCACCCTGGCGCTCGACGCCCTGCTGGGTCGCGTGTTCGCGCAACTGCGGCCGCGGCCGCCGCTGACGCCGCTGGGGTGGGTCGAGAAATACCGCCGGCTGTCGTCGGAGGAGAACCCCGACTTCGCCGGACCGTTCCGCCTGGAGAACATTCCCGCCCTGCGTGGCATCCTGGCGGCATGCGGCGAGCGCGGTGTGCAGCGCGTCGCGGTGCAGAAGTCGGCGCAGATCGCCTACACCGCCGGCATCGTCTGCACGCTGATGGGCTTCTACACGCACTGGAAGCCCTGCGTCCAGGTGGCCATGTTCCCGCGCGAGAAGTCGGCCAAGGATTTCGATGCCGAGAAGTTCAGCCCCATGGTGCGCGCCACGCCGGCGCTGGCCCGGCGCATCAAGCTCAAGAGCCGCAGCGACGGCAACAGCGCCACGCGCAAGCACTACCCGGGCGGCCTGATCAAGTTCGTCGCCTCGAACAGTCCCTCCGACGTCAAGAGCACCAGCGCGAAGATCCGCTACGTCGAAGAGCCCGACGACACCAATCGCGACGTCAAGGGCCAGGGCAATTCGATCGTGATGCTGCGCGAGCGCGGCAAGGCCATCCGTGGCAGCTTCGAGCTGATCGGCGGCACGCCGACGGCCAAGGGCGCCAGCGAGATCGAAAAGGAAATGCGTACCACCGACCAGCGTCGCTTCATGGTCGCCTGCCATGAGTGCGGCGAGCGCCACGAGATCAACCACGAGCACATGGTGATTCCCGGCCTCGATCTGTCGCCCGAGGATCTGGCTGCGCCCGATATCGACGAGCGCTACCCGGCGCGCGAAGTCTTCGGCCGCAGCCGGCCAGAGGAGGCCTACTACGCCTGCCCGCATTGTGGATGCGTGTGGACGGACGAGCTGCGCGTCGCCAACATCCGCCGCGCCGCCCTCGAAGCGCCGCACTACGGATGGGAGCCGACCGTCGAGAGCGCCGATCGCGGCTTCTTCCTCAACGAATTTCAAAGCACCTTCGAAGGCAGCTATATCCCCAAGCTCGCCGAAAAATACGTCAAGGCGCTGCACCAGATGGAGCAGGGCGACCCGACCGACATCGGTACGCCTACTGGAACAGCACGCGCGGCATGCCCTGGGAATACAAGGGCGAGCTGACCCGAAGAAGACGAGCTGCGCGCCCGCGCCGAAAAGTACGCCGAATGGAGCGCGCCCGCCGGCGGCCTGATCCCGCTGATGAGCGTCGACGTGCAGCACGATCGCCTCGCCGTCTGCGTGTGGGTGGTCGGCCGCGGCGAAGAGATGTGGCTTGCCTTCTGGGGCGAGCTGCACGGGCAGACTGTCGTTGCGCACCAGGGCGCGTGGATCGACCTCGAGCAGCTGCTGGGCAAACAGGTGCGCTTGCCCGGCGACATGGCGCTGCCGATCGTCGCCGTCGGTATCGACTGCTCCGACGGCCAGACCTCCGAGGCCTCCTACAGCTTCGTGCGCAAGCACCATCGGCAGGACCGCCAGGTGCTCGCGCTCAAGGGCGCCTCGGACAACGAAGGCCGCGTCGAGATCTGGCGGCCGGCGAAAGCCATCGACCCGAACCATCGCTCCACCAAGGCCTCGCGCTTCGGCGTCCAGGTGCATATCGTCGGCGCCGCCAAGGCCAAGGACATGATTCTCGGCTGGGCACAGGAAGGCGGCCGCGTGCGCCTGGCCGGCAACGGCCCCGGCCGCATGCACTGGTATGAAGGCGTGCGCCCCGACTTCTACGAGCAGCTGCTGTCCGAGATCAAGATCCCGGCGCGCAACAACCCCAAGCGCCGCATGTGGAAGGCCCGCACCGACCGCCACAACGAAGTGCTCGACTGCACCGTGTATGCGATCTACCTGATCCGCCACCTGCGCCTGCATGTGCGCAAACCGGCGCAGTGGGACTACGACGAGATCCGCCTGCGCCAGGGCACCCTGCTGATCGAGGCACCCGCCGTGGCGCCAGCGCCGACTTTGCCGCCCGTGCAAACGTCTGCACCGCACCCCGAATTGGCGGCCCTGCCGACCGCCCCCGCCCCGATGCCCGCGCCGCGCCCGGCGTCCGGCTTCGGCCGCAGTGAATGGATGGAGCGCCTATGACCACCGACCGCACCAAGCGCGATGATGCCGCCGTCGCCCTGCAGTACGAATTCACCGCCATCGTGCGCGAGGAGATCGGCATGAACGAGGGCTTCGCCTCACAGATCGCCGCCGCCATCGTGCGTGGCATGCGGCGCCGCTTTCGTGGCCACTGCTTGGGTGATTACTACCTGGCCGAGCAGAGCGCCGCAGATCGGGAAGAGCGCGACGCCGCGATCCGTGCCGAGTTCAATGGGCAGAATCGGGACGAGGTCTGCCAGAAATACGGTATCAGTAAGTCGCGGCTGTACCAGATCGTGACGCCGGAAAAATGATATTCCAGTTTTCCCCCTGAAAACTGGAATCGCAAGTCGGTAGCGTAGCCGACCATGACCACCGCTACCGACATGCTTGCGAAGTACCTGGCCGCCGAGCAGGCCATTCGTGGAAGGCAAGGAAGCCCGCCTGGGTGACCGCCTGCTGAAGATGGAAGACCTGGCCGAGGTCCGCAAAGGCCGCCAGGAGTCGGGAAGCCCGGGTCGCGGCCGAATCCCGTCAGGCCGCCGGCACGCCGTCCCTGGGCGGCGCCACCTTCGCCGTGGCGAGGATGGACGAATGAGCGCCGGCAACTGGCTCGACAGCCTGGTCGAGTATTTCGCTCCGCATGCCGGCCTGCGTCGCCGTGCCGCGCGCGGCGTGCTCGCCGCCTACGAAGCCGCGACCCCCTCGCGCCAGCGCAAGTTCCGCCGCGACAGCGGCGGCCCCGACCAGCAAGTGTTCAAGGGCGCCGTGCCGATCCGCGCCCAGGCGCGCCATCTCGACCAGAATCACGACATCGCGCGCGGCATTCTGCGCACGCTGGTCAACAACACCGTTGGCCCCAACGGCATCGGCATCGAGCCGCAGCCGCGCCGCGCCGACGGCACCATCCACGAAGAGTATGCCAAGGCCCTGCGCGAAGGCTGGCGCGACTGGTGCCGCGCGCCGGAAGTCACCGGCCGCCTGCACTGGGCGCGCGCCTGCCGCCTGACCGCACGCACCTGGTACCGCGACGGCGAAGCCTTCGCCCAGGAGCTGATCGGCGGCGTGCCCTTCCTCGATCACGGCACCCGCGTGCCCTACAGCCTGGAGCTGTTCGAGCCGGACATGGTGCCGATGGATTACAGCGATGGCGACCGCATCCGCCAGGGCATCGAACGCAACGCCTGGGGCAAGCCCGTCGGCTACTGGGTGTACAAGAACCATCCCGGTGACACCATGATCGGCCGCGGCAGCAGCGACAAGAAGCGCATCAGCGCCGACCGCATGCTGCACCTGGCCTTCCTCGATCGCATCGGCCAGTTGCGCGGCGTCAGCGAATTCGCCAGCGTCATCACCCGGCTGGAAGACATCAAGGACTACGAAGAATCCGAGCGCGTCGCCGCCAAGATCGCGGCCATGTTCACCGCCTACATCCGCAAGGGCACGCCGGAGCTGTACAACCCGGAGAACACGACCGACAAATACGCCGACGGCACGGCCAAGCCGCGCGACATGCGCCTGGCGCCGGGCATGATCATCGACAACCTGATCCCCGGCGAAGAGGTTGGCATGATCGACAGCAACCGGCCGAACCCGAACCTGATCACCTTCCGCCAGGGCCAGTTGCGCGCCGTGGCCGCCGGCGCCAACGTCAGCTACTCCAGCGCCTCGCGCGACTACAACGGCACCTTCAGCAGCCAGCGCCAGGAGCTGGTCGAACAGTGGATCAACTATGCCGCCCTGACCGACGACTTCACCGGCCAGTTCGTGCAGCCGGTGTGGGAGCGCTTCGTTCAGGTCGCCAATTTGTCCGGCGTGATTCCCCGCCCGGCCGACGTGCCCGAAGCCCTGGCCGACGATGCCCTGTACGTGGCACAGGCCATGCCCTGGATCGATCCGTACAAGGAAGCTATGTCCTGGGAGATGCTGGTCAAGGCCGGCTTTGCCTCCGAAGTCGAAGTCATGCGCCGTCGCGGCGCCAACCCGCGCGACGTCATGGAACAGATCGCCACCTGGCGCAACGCCGCGAAAGAAAAAGAGCTGGTGTTTTCCAGCGACGCCGCCAACGACACCGGCGGCGCGGCGCCGGCCGCCGCGCCGACCGATCCGCAAGACCCCGCCGACCCCGCCGACCCCAACCCCAAGGAGTAACGCCATGCGAATCACCTGCCTCACCACCTTCCTCGACGAGCGCGATCGCTTCGAGTCCGGCGACACCCGCACGGTCGATGACGCGCGCGGCGCGTATTTCGTCGGCAACGGCGTCGGGCCGCACGACCTCGACGCCGCCCGCCCCGGCCGCCGCTCCGGCGCCCGCCGACACCACCCTCGACGTGCAATCGAGCAACCTGATCTCGGGAGACAGCAATGGCTAAGACCGTCCATGACGACGTGCTTGATGGCGCGCTCAACATCATCAAGACACTCTGCACCCGGCAGGTCGCCTGCTCGGCGGAGCCCACCACCTACGCCGAAGCCAATGCCACCTATGCACTGGCCGACGTGACGATGGCCAGCGGCGACTTCACCAACGCCAACGGCGACACCAACGGCCGCAAGACCACCGTGGCCGCCAAGTCCGGCGTGCTGATCGACACCAGCGGCACCGCCACGCACGTGGCCCTGCTCGATGTCGCCAACAGCAAGCTGCAGTACGTCACCACCTGCACCAGCCAGGCCCTGACCGCCAACGGCAGCAACACGGTCAACTTCCCGGCCTGGGACATCGAGATCGCCGATCCCACCTGATAGACGGCCATGGCAACCACCGGGGCGAAGTTCCCGACTACTGTCACGTCGGTCGATGTATCGCCGTGGCTGGATGAAAACTGGGTCAACCCGACCAACGTCACGGCGGATGACACGTCGTATGCCAGTGTCACCGCCGCGACGTTCGATTCGCCGGACCAGACCGACGCGCTGCGCTGCGTTGGATTCGACTTTTCCGCCATTCCTGACGGTTCGACCATTGATGGCGTGATCGTGGTTGCCGGTGCGTGCCGTTACGCGAACGGTGCTGCCAGCATCGACCTGGTCAAACTGGTCAATTCAGCCGCCGAGATCGGCGACAACAAGCGCGCCACGCCGGTTGCGCTGACCACCTCGGACGCGAACTACACGCAGGGCGCATCCAACGACACCTGGAACGCCAGTCTTACCGCCGCCATCGTCAAGGGCGCGACCTTTGGTGTGGACATCGGCATGCTGGCGACAGCGGCCAACGCGGATGTGTTCGTCGAATACGTCACGATCGAGGTGTACTACACCGCGCCGGCCAGCCTGGTGATCCAGGATGGTTCGCACGGGCACGGCACCGATGGCGTCGGCTTCACCACCGACAGTTCGCTGGCGATCGCCGACGCGGCGCATGCCCACGCCGCCGACGCGCCGGCGCTTACAGTACAAAGCGTCCTGGCGCTTGACGAGGCGGCGCACGGCCACACCGCCGACAACCTTGACCTGGTGCCGACCAGCAGCACCGACCTGGTGATTGAGGAATCTGTTCACGCGCACGCCGCCGAGGCGCCGACGCTGACCACCGACTGGCTGCTGACCGTCGCCGACGCCGCGCACGGCCACGCCGCCGACAACCTCACCCTCACCGCCGACAGCGCCGCCGAGCTGGTCATCCAGGACAGCACCCATGGCCACGCCGCCGACAGCCTCATGCTGAACCAGCTCTACTGGGTCGGCGGCACCGGGCAACTGGTCGGATGCCACGAATCATTGGGTCCACGGTTTCCGGCGGCACACCCGGTGCCGCAAACCTGCCAACCAGCGCGCACGACGTCCACTTCGACGCCGGCAGCANCACCACGAACGCCGCCTACACCGTCACCGTCAATGCCACGGCGAACTGCAAAGACCTGATGTTCGACGCCAAGCCGGGCGATGGGCTGGGCGGGACGATCACGCTGGCGCAAGGCGCGCAGACAATCAATGCCTACGGAAGCATCACATTCCTCGCCGGGATGTCATACACCTGTACCGCAGGGTCTGCTGTGGTCTATCTAAAAGGGACAGGCACACAGACACTGACTCCGAATGGAGTAACAATTCCGGGGGTAATTTATAACCGTGAATCAGGAACTGGAGGAACAACAAGCCTCGCTGGTAATTGGGTGTCTGCTGCGAATCAATCACAGTTTACACATTATTCCGGGACGTTGCAGACAAACAACTACAACATCACCGTTGGTATTTTTGAAACTGATGGAACATCAGCAAAGACCCTGACGCTTGGCTCATCGACCATCACAACGATTTACGCACGGTTAAATCTTGGTGGGACAAATCTCACAATCACCGCTAATACGGCTACGCTCAAACTCGACACTCTGGCCGGACAAACGCTGACCGCATCGGGCAGTTTCGGCGCAATGGACATTACAGCGGCGGCGGCTGGATCAGCGACTATTGCTGGCTCCCCGACGTTTGCAACCGCGTCGATTGTTGGTCCCGCGAGCAAGACGGGTGTAGTCACATTCAGTGGCGGGCTGACCGTCACCGGCACCTTTAAATATCTCGGCAACAGCGCCACGAATCGCCTGCTGATCCAGTCCAACACGCTCGGCACGGCGCGCACGATCACCGCCGCAGCCATCGACGCCGCGAGCGACTTCTGCGACTTCATGGACATTACAGGTGCAGGTGCTGCTTCCCCCTTCACCGGAACAAGTTTCGGCGACTGCCTCGGCAACAGCGGCATCACCTTCACGCCCGCCGCAGATCAATATTGGTACACGACCACCAGCGGCACCAAGACATGGAGCACCGCAGGCAACTGGTTCCTCGGCTCAGGCGGCACAGGCGGCGCAGGGCGTGTACCTCTGGCGCAGGACAACGTGATATTCAACGCCAGCAGCATTGGCGCCGCGAGCACCACGGTCAGTGCGGACATGCCGCGCATAGGCAAGGACATTACTTGGACGGGGGTGACGAACTCGCCGACGCACAGCTTTTCCGGGAATCCGACAATTTATGGCTCGCTGACGCTTTCTAGTTCAATAAATCTTACGGCTACTGGGACTTTAACTTGGGGTGGGCGCTCGGCAACAACGCTAACAACGGCAGGAAAAACGCTCGGTTTTGCGCTTACACAAAATTCGCCGGGAGGAACGCTAACCCTTCTTGACGCGCTGACAAGCACATCCAATGTCAACAGCAACGGTGGTACGTTTGATGCAAACGGCTTCGCCATCACAGCAGTTCGCGGGAGCTTTAACGCCACTGCTGCTGCCACGGTAAATATGGGAAGCGGCGTTTGGACTGCGACAGGAGAGTTCTTATTTAGCTTTGCTGCTGGGGTAACAGTTAACGCCCAGACATCGACACTCAAATTCACCGACGCCACCGCATCCACCAAGACCTTCGCCGGCGGCGGCAAGACCTACAACAACATCGAACTAGCCGGCGCAGGCAGCGGCTCGTTCAACTTTACCGGCAGCAACACCTTCGCCGACTTCAAGGTCAGCGACGGCGCAAAGACGATCAAATTTACGGCTGGCACGACGACCACGGTGGCGAGTTTCACCGGCTTCGACACCAACGTCCCGACCTTCAACACCGTCTCCGGCTCGGGCCAATTCACGCTGGCCAAGAGCGGCGGCGGCGTGGTCAGCATGCCGGGGGCGAACGTCACCAACTCCATCGCCAGCCCGGCCAGCACCTTCTACGCCGGCACGGCGGGCGTCAATGGCGGCAACAACACCAACTGGATTTTTGCCGACAACACCAGCCTGAGCGTGGCCGAGGCGGCACACGCGCATGCCGCGGACAATCTGGTGCTGAGCAGCGAACACGCCCTGACCATCGCCGAAGCGCTGCACGCCCACGCGGCGGATAACCTGGTGCTCGACCTCAGCGAATCGACGGCGCTGGAGATCGCCGACGCCGCCAGCGCCCACCTCGCCGACATGCCCACGCTCACCGCGGAGAGCGTGCTGGCCGTGGCCGACGCGCTGCACGCCCACGCCGCGGACAACGTGGCACTGTCGTCCGCGACCCTGCTGACCGTCGCCGAAGCCGTCCATGCCCACCTCGCCGACACCCTCGCGCTGAGCTGCGCCGAGACCCTGGCGATCCTCGAGGCGCTGCACGCGCATGCGGCGGAGAACGTGGCATTCACGTCGGATTCCACGCTGGCGATCGCCGAGGCCTGGCATCAACAGCTGGCGGACAGCCTCGATCTGAGTACTACCACGCCGCTGGAGATTCTGGAGGCGCTGCATGCGCATGCGGGGGATAACGTGAGCCTCTTCTTGCCCGGCCCCGTGATCGATCCACTCTACCTCGCCATCATCGCGGCGAACCGATATCTCGGTCCGCAGCGGGCCGATCGCCAGACCGGCGCTGTCACGCTGGCCGCCTCGCGCTTTACCGGCCCCATGAAAGGAACTCAGTCATGACCATTCCCGTCCTCGTCACCGGCGACGATTTCCACGCCCTGGTTGATTTGACTGAAAACGATCTCGCCTATGTCGTCGACGGCGCCGCCAGCGTCAAGGCCTGCATCGTCTCGCTCGATCATCGCAGCGCGTTTTGTACCGCCGTCGCGCAGTCGTCCGGCGCGATCGGTGCGAACTGGCCGGCGGGGCGCGTCGCCGTGGTGCTGAACGCTGCCGCGACGGCGGCCATCGTCAAATACGGCCTGGCGCAGATCGAAATCCAGGTCGAGCAGGGCGGCGGCAAATACACCTGGTTCGCCGGCGTGCGCATCGTCAAGGGCCAGATCGCCTAGCGCGCTTTGAAGATATTCCAGTTTTCCCCCTGAAAACTGGAATCGCATCTCGCCACACTGCGGTCATTCCATCGCACGAGGCGAGACATGAAACAGACTCCCAAGTGGTACAGCATCCGGGCACGCGCCAGTGAGCCGCGCGCGGCCGAGGTGTTCATCTACGGCGACATCGGCGAGAGCTACTGGGAGGAAACGGTTACCGCCGCTGCTTTCTGCAAGGAAGTCGCGGCGCTCGATGTCGATCAGATCACCGTGCGCATCAACTCGGTCGGCGGCTCGGTACCGGACGGCCTGGCGATCTACAACGCCATCAAGCGCCACAAGGCGCAAGTCACCACCGCCATCGACGGAATGGCGCTGTCCATCGCCAGTCTGATCGCCATGGCCGGCGACACGGTCGAGATGGCCGACAACGCCATGCTGATGATTCACGCGCCCTGGACTGGCATCTATGGCAACAGCGCCCAGTTGCGCGACCAGGCCGACGTGCTCGACAAGTGGGCCGAAGCCATGAGCACCAGCTACGCCGCGAAAACCGGCCAGCCGGCCGCCGACATGCTGGCGCTGCTCACCGATGGTGCCGATCACTACTACACCGCGACCGAGGCTGAGGCCGAAGGCTTTGTCGATGCCGTCGTCACGGCCATGCCGATCGCCGCCTCTGCGGCCTTCCCGGCCGCCGCTCTTTCACGTTTCCGCTCGCTGCCTGGTCAGGTAGCGGGTAATCCCGCGGCAGCCGCCGCAATCACCCAGGAGAAAGTTATGACCAAGGAAGAACTGCTGGCGGCTGAGCAAGCAAAAGCCGCGCGTGAAGCTGAAATCAAGGCCGCTGCCGATGCTGCCACCACGGCCGCACTCGCCGCCGACAAGCAGCGCCGCACCGCCATCGAAGGCAGCTTTGCCAAGTTCAGCACCACCGAAGGCATCCAGGCCGTACTCAAGACCTGCCTCGATGATCACGCTTGCACGGTCGAGACCGCCAACGCCAAGCTGCTCGCCCACCTCGGCACTGGCGCCACGCCGATCGCCGGCAACCACGTCGTCACCCTCGAAGACGAGACCGACAAGTTCCGCGTCGCGGCCACATCGGCCCTGGTGGTGCGCGCCGGCTTCGGCAGCGCCGAACAGCGGCAGACCGTGCGCGCCAATCCGTATCGCGGCCACAAGCTGCTCGATCTGGCGCGTCAGTGCCTGGCCCGCGCCGGCATCAAGACCGATGGCATGTCGCAGATGGAAGTGGTCGCTGCGGCCTTCACGCAATCGACCAGCGATTTTCCGGTGCTGCTGGAAAACACCATGCACAAGGTGCTGCAGGAAGCCTACGGAAAGGCCGCGCTAACCTGGAACCGCTTCTGCGCCATCGGCTCGGTGTCGGACTTTCGCGCCCACAACCGCTATCGCACCGGCAGCTTCGGTGTGCTCGACAGTGTCAATGAAAACGGCGAGTTCAAGAACAAGAGCATCCCGGATGGCGAGAAGGCCAGCATCACCGCCGGCACCAAGGGCAACATCATCAACCTGTCGCGCCAGATGGTGGTTAATGATGATCTCGGCGCCTTCGTCGGCCTGTCCAACAGCCTCGGCGGCGCCGCGGCGCGCACCGTCGAGGTCGCGGTGTATGCCCTGCTGGCCCAGAACGCCGGCCTCGGCCCGACCATGAGCGATACCTACACCTTGTTCCACGCCAACCACGGCAACCTCACCACGGGCGCGGCACTGAGTGTGGCCGCCATCGATGCCGATCGCGTCGCCATGGGCTCGCAGAAGGATGTTTCCGGCAACGATTACCTGTCCTTGACCCCGGCGATTTTGCTGGTGGCGCTGGGTCTGGGAGGCGCCGGCCGCGCGCTCAACGCGCAGGAGTACGACGACGACTCCAACAAGCAGCAGCGCAAGCCCAACGTGGTGCGCGGCCTGTTCCGCGACGTGGTCGATACGCCGCGCCTCACCGGCACTCGCCGCTACCTGTTCGCCGATCCGTCCATCGCGCCGGTGCTCGAGGTGGCCTTCCTCGACGGCCAGCAGGAGCCCTACCTCGAAATGCAGGACGGCTTCGATGTCGACGGCACGCGCTACAAGGTCCGCCTCGACTATGGCATCGCCGCGGTCGATTACCGCGGCGCCGTCACCAACGCCGGCGTTTAACCCCCACCGCCCGCCTGATGGCGGGCGACTCTGAAAGGAAATGACATGAAGACCTTTATTCAGTACGGCGAAACCTTGACCCTGACGCCGGGCGCCGATGTGGCGGCCGGGGTCGGCTACCTGTTCGGCACGGCCTTGTTCGGTGTGGCGTTGGGCGCTGTCGCCAACGGCGTCGCGGGCGAGTTTCGCACCGAAGGCGTGATCGAGATCGGCAAGACCTCCGCGCTCGCCATCAGCGTCGGCGACCGGCTGTTCTGGGATGCCACCAACAAGGTGGTGAACAAGACATCCACCGCGCAGCAGTGCGTCGGCATCGCGGTCGAGGCGGCTGCCAACCCGTCGGCGACGGTCAAGATGAAGCTCGTCTCCAGCGTGCCAGTGGCGACTTAATCCGTCATCGCCATGTCCTTCGCTGCCCTCGAAACCCGCATCAACGCCGTGACGCTGGCCAGGCTGGCCAACGCCACGGCGACGATCGCGGGCGAGGTAGTGGCGGGCACCTTCGATGCCGACTACCAGGAGATCCTCGGCACCGGCGGCGTGGTGCCCGCTTTCGCCGCCGAATCCACGTCCCTGGCGGGGGTGGTGCGCGGCGCGGCGCTGACGATCGATTGCAGCCCGCTCGGCCTCGTATCCGCGCCCTACACGGTCGCGGAACTGCAGGCCGAGCACGGCATCACCCGCCTGCTGCTGCGCCGCGTGGTGGCCTGATCCATGGCCGCCTCCGTCGTCGAACAGATCCTCGCCCGGGTGGCGGCGGTCCTGACCAATGCCACCGACGCCGCCGATCGCGTCGAACGCGGCCGGGTTGATGCCGTGGCGATCGACGACCAGCCGACACTGAACATCCGCCGCGGCGGCAGCACGGAAGAGCCGCGCGGCGACCATGGCGGGATTTTTGTCGTCGCGTGGGACATCGAACACTTGGTCGCCGTCGATGAAGCGTGGGAAGCCGCGGTCGATGCCCTGCACATGCAGGTGCATGCCGTGCTGGCGGCGGACACCACGCTGGCCGCGCTGGGGCGGGGCTTGCGTTGTTCGGCCACCGATCCGGAAGGCGATAGCGGCGAACGCGTGATCGGGCGCCTGACGGCGCGTTACCAGATGCAGGTTTTTATCCGGCCGGGCGATCTCACCCGCGCCATCAACTAGGAGAACATCATGATCAATTTTGGCGCCGGCAAACTCATCGCCGTACCCACCAACCTGGCTGACGGCACGGCGATCGCCAATCCGACGCCAGTCATCCTCGGCACCATGCAGGACATCAACGTCGACCTCTCGGTCGAAATGAAGAGCCTGTACGGTTCCAAGCGCTACCCGATCGCCACCGGCCAGGGCAAGGGCAAGATCGAAATCAAGGCCAAGTATGCCGAAATCAACGGCGACATTCTGGGCAGCCTGTTCTTCGGCAAAGCCAGCACCGCCGGCATCAAGGCCGCGGTGTTCGACGCCGCCAACACCATCCCCACCACGCCGTTCCAGGTGACGATCGCGCCGCCCGGCTCCGGCACCTTCGTCGCCGACCTGGGCGTGGTGTTTACCGCCACCGGCGTGCAGCTCACGCGCGTCGCCAGTGCGCCGGCCGCCAGCCAGTATTCGGTCAATGNGGGCACCGGCGTATACACCTTCAATACCGCCGACAGCACCAAGGCCGTGCAGATCAGNTACGAATACAGCGCNGCGTCCGGNGGCAATGTCTGGACCATCACCAACGAAATNATGGGCTACACGCCNAGCTTCACGCTGCTGCTGCAAAACGGCTACGACGGCAAGAACCTGGTNTGCAAGCTCAACCGCGCCGTCTCCGGCAAGCTCGGCCTGCCGCTGAAGAGCGACGACTTCGCGATCTACGATTTCGAAGCCGAAGCCTTCGCCGATGCCGCCGGCAACCTTGGCTACATCTGCCTGTTCTGAGATGGACGCCAGCGCGCCCATCGTCCTCGCGCCCTTGTCCGGCGCCGGCTTCGGTCCCCGGCTCGCCGCCTGGACTCGTGGCCTGGTATCGCGCCGGTCGCTGTTGCGCCTGGCCGGCGTCGAGGCGGTGGTGCTCGAAGGCCGCACCTATGCCGTGCGCGCCGTGCCGCTCGGCGTCGCGCGCGAGCTGGTGCCGGCCATCATCCGCTGCGCCCGCCGCTTCGCCGCCTGGGAGATCGACGACGCGCTCTACGGTGACTTTGTCACTGTCCTGGCGCTGGGCCTCGGTGCGCCGCGCCGGGCGATCGAGCACCTGACAATTCCACTGTGGGATCTGGCGCCGGTGATCGATCGCATCGCCCGCGTCAATGGCTTGCCGGTGCTGGAGGCCGGCACTGATCCGGGAAAACTCCTGGCGGCGCTGATGAACTCGACTGGGACGAGCTCTACGCCGTCCTCGTCAGCGCCGCCGGCTGGACCTGGGACCACGTCGACCGCCACGTAACGCTGCCCCAGGCCTATGCACTCACTCGCTACTGGCAAACCGTACCGCCGGCAGCGGTGCAGCTCAAGCGCATCGCCCTGGCGCTCGGCATTCCGGAACCCCGCGTCCAGACGCGTGCACTCAGCGCCGGCGATGCCCTGCGCGAAGCCGCCCAAGGCGGACTGCCGGTCATGCAAGGCCGTCCCGATGATCCCTACCTCGACTTCCTGGATCTGTGATGGGCAACGATAACCGCGCCGAGATTGTCCTTGACGGCGACATATCGCCGCTGCAGCGCAAGATGCGCGAAGCCGGCGTCATGCTCAAGCAGTTCGGCAACGAGGGCGAAACCGCCCTGGGGCGGCTCACCGGTCCGCTCGGCGTGCTGCAGTCCAAGTTCGTCGCCATCGGCGCCCTGTTGGCCGGCGGCGCCGTGTTCAAGGAAGCGGTGGCGCAGACCGTACTGCTCACCGAAGAGAGCACCAAGCTCGGCCGCGCCCTGGGTGAATCCGCCAGCAATGCCAGCATCCTGCGCGAAGCACTCACCGCCGGCAACACCTCGCAGGAGGAGTTCGTCGGCGCGGCGCAGAAGCTGGCCAAGCAGGTCAAGGACAACGAGGGCGGACTGCAGGCTATGGGCCTGCAGACGCGCGACGCCGCCGGCCAGTTGCGCCCGCTGACCGATCTGATGCTCGATGCCATCGGCGTGCTCAACGGCTACCGCGCCGGCACTGACCGCGCCATCGCCGGCCAGGTGATGTTCGGCAAGGGCTTCGAGATGACCAGCAACCTGGCGCTCATGAACAAGGAAGCTGTGGCCGAGGTCGAGCAGCAGATGCGCGCCCTGGGCATGGTGGCCAGCACCGAGAGCGTCGCCGCCTGGCAGGCCTATGACGACGCCAGCGATGCGGCGGCACTTACCCTCAAGGGCCTCAAGACCACCATCGGCAACGCCCTGCTGCCGGTACTGACGCAGCTGGGCAACTGGTTCGCCGCCATCGGACCGGCCGCCGTGGTGGTGCTCAAGGGCGCCGTCGGCGGCCTGATTTCGATCTTCTGGGGCCTGAAGAACGCGGTGGTGATCAGCTTCGAGATCATCAATGCCGCCGTGGTGCAGATCACCGAGCCGCTGCGGGCGCTGGCGGTCGGCATGTGGAAGGCGCTCAGCGGCGACTTTGCCGGCGCCAAGGCCGAATTCACCAACATCCCCAAGGTGTGGAACACGGCCTGGGACAAGGCCTTTACCAGCATCGCCGAATCCGCCAAGGACACCCGCGACAAGATCTACAACCTGTTCGCCGATGGCACGCCGACGGTGGGCGAGGGCAAGGGCGGCAAGAGCGCCCGTGGCCTGCTCAAGGACAAGGATGGCAAGACCAAAAAGGCCGCCGAAGACCCCAGCCACATGGGCACCTACGAAGCCGTGCTGGCCGAGCGCAAGAACCTCTACGAACAGGAGAACGTGCTGCGCCAGTTTTCCAAGCAGCAGGAGCTGGCCTACTGGCGCGAGCTGCAGGCGACCTACGCGATCAACAGCAAGGACCAGCTGGCGATCGCCAAGCGCACCGCGACGCTCGAGCTGGAGATCCGCCGTGAGGCGGCCAAGTCCGAGCGCGACCTGCTGCAGATCGGCCTCGATCATCGGCGCAACATGGCATTGGCGCAGGTGCAATTCGATGAGCAGGCGGCGCGCTTCGCCCGCGAAAACGGCGAGATCACCCAGCGCCAGCTGATTGCGCAAGAAGAAGACTTCGCCCGCCGTCGCTTCGAAATCGAATACCAGGCCGTGCTCGAGCGCATGGAACTGGCGAAGACCGATCCCGCCGCCTCGCCGGTGGCGCTGGCCCAGCTCAAAGAACAACTGCTGGAGATCGAACGCAACTACCAGTTGCGCAAGGGCGAGCTGAGCCAGGACAAGAAGCAGGCCGACGGCAGCCTGGGCGGCATGTTCGAAGATATCGGCTCGTCGTTCGGCACCGCGGCCAATGCCATCCTGACTCGCGCCACTACCCTGCAGCAACAGCTCGCTGGCATCTTCCAGGGCATCTATACCAGCTTCATCACCAACCTGGTGACCAAGCCGCTGGGCGAATGGATCGCCAGCCAGGCGCGGATGCTGGCCGTCAAGATGGGCTTCCTGACGGCCGAGAAGGGCCTCGAAGCCGCTGGCGCCGTGTCCACGGTAGCCATCAAGACCGCCGAATCCACCGCGGTGGTGGCCGCCAACGCCGCCGAAGCCGGGTCGGGTGCAGCGGCTTCGCAGGCCTCGATCCCGATCATCGGGCCGGGGCTGGCCCTCGCCGCAATGGCGGCCGTGTTCGCTGCCGTCATGGCGCTGACCAGCCGCAAATCCGCCGCGCGCGGCTACGACATCCCCAAGGGTCTCAACCCCGTGACCCAGCTCCACGAAGAGGAAATGGTCCTGCCGCAGAAGTATGCGAACGTGATTCGCGGCATGGTCGGCGGCGGGGGCGGCGAGGGCGGCCAGGTCTTCGCGCCGACGGTGCAAATCACCGCGATGAATTCGCGCGACGTCGGCCGGGCTTTGCGCAGCGGCGGCACGCTCGACAAGGAACTGCACCGCTTGCACCGCCGGTTTGCCGGGCTGGGATAGTCATGCCGACCGCCATCCTCACCCTGACTGACGGATTCGCCATCACCGCCATCAAGACGCCGCAGTGGAAGACCCGCCGCGCCCAGGCGGTGTCCGGCTTCGAACGGCGCGTGCAGCAGCGCATCTATCCCATGTACAACGTCGAGCTGTCGGTCGAAGTATTGCGCGACGCGGTGGGGCTCGATGAGGCCAAAAACCTGATCGGCTTTTTCAATGCCCGCGCCGGCATGTTCGATGCCTTCCGCTATACCGATCCGGACGACAACAGCGTTACCGACCAGCTCTTCGGCGCGCGCGACGGCACCACCGTCGAGTTTCAACTGGTGCGCACCTACGGCGGCTTTGCCGAGCCGGTGCACAACGTCAATGTCCTGACCAACATCAAGTCCAATGGTGTCGCGCTGGCCTCGCCGGCGGACTATTCGATTTCCGCCACCGGCCTGGTCACACTCGCCGCGCCCGGCACGCCGGGCCACGTACTGACCTGGACCGGCAGCTATTACTGGCGTGTGATATTCGACGAAGACCGGCTGCCGTTCCGCAAGCTGCTGCAAGGGCTGTGGGATCTGCGCAAGCTGCCGCTCTACGGTTCGGTGCAGAACAAGGTCTGAGATGAAGACCGCCGGCGCCGGCCTGATCGCCCACCTGACCTCCGGCCAGCAGTTTCGCCGCGCCGAACTATGGACCTTCACATTGGCCAATGGCGTCGTCGCGCGCTATACCACGCTCGATGTCGATGTCACGGTGGACGGCACCACCTGGCTGGCCAATGGTCCGGTGCTGTCGCGCCCGGCCTCGCATCAGGTCAGCGGTGTCCAGGTCGGCGAATTCGAAGTCACCGTCGAGCCGATCGCCACCGATACCCTGGCCGGCCTGCCCTGGGTGCAAGCCGCCCGCCTGGGCCTGTTGCGCCACGGACGTCTGCGCATCGAGCGCGTCTACATGCCTGCCTGGGGCGACGTCTCGCTCGGCAAGTTGCACCTGATGGGCGGGCGCATGGCCGCCGCACACGGCGACGGCGGCCACGGTGCTGATCACCGTGCGCGACGACCGCGAGCTGCTCAACACCAAGATCCCGATTCACCTCGGTGCAGCCGGGCTGCCGCCACACCCTGTTCTCGCCCGGCTGCACGCTCAACAGCGCGAGCTGGGCGGTCGGCGGCACGGTCGCCGTCGGCAGCACGGTGTCGACCGTGCTGGCCACCCTGGGGCAGGCCGGCGGCTGGTTCTCGCTGGGGCGGATCGTGTTCACCAGCGGCATCAACAACGGCAACAGCCGCAGCGTCAAGTTGCATACGGCCGGCGCGCCGGCCTCCCTGGCGCTGATCGCACCGCTGCCGGCCGCGCCCGCGCCCGGCGATACCTTCACCGTCTATCCCGGCTGCGACAAGCAGCAGGCGACCTGTGGGGGCAAGTTCGGCAACGTCCTCAACTTCGGCGGCCAGCCGTATGTGCCGCAACCGGAGACCGCGTTGTGATCACCCGTGACGCCATCGTCGCCGAGGCCATGACCTGGCTACGCACGCCCTGGCATCACCAGGCGCGCGTCAAGGGCGCCGGTGTCGATTGCGCGCAGTTTCTGGTCGGCGTGTTCGAAGGCGTCGGCCTGGTGCCGGCGCTCGATCTCGGCTACTACCCGCCCGACTGGCATCTGCACCAGGGCCGGCCGCGCTTTCTGCAGACGCTGGCGCAGTATGCCGCGCCGGTCGCCGCGCCGTTGCCCGGCGACATCGCCATGTTCCAGTTTGGCCGCCACGCCGCGCACGGCTCCATCGTCATCAGTTGGCCGCTGATCATCCATGCCTACCGCGACGAGCGCCGCGTGGTGCTCTCCGACGTCGCCGCCAGCCCGGCGCTGACCGAGCGGCTCGCCGGCTTCTGGCGCGTGCGGGGGATACGCTGATGGGTGGCCTGTTCGGCGGCGGCGGCCAGACCATTTCGACGACGGCGCCGATTATCGCCGGCTTCCGCGTGCAATCGTCGGCCTATGCCGCCGCCATCGCACGCATCTTCGGCAAGACGCGCGTGGCGGCCAACCTGATGTGGTACGGCGACTTCACCGCCATCGCCCACACCACCACGACCGAAAGCGGCGGCGGCGGCAAGGGCGGCGGCGGCAGCGTCACCCAGTCCAACACCACCTACACCTACACCGCCGCAGCGCTGCTGCTGATCGGCCGCGGCGCCATCAATGCCGTGCCGCGGGTCTGGCGCGACAAGGAACAGATCACGCTGGCCGATCTCGGCCTGTCGCTGTACGCGGGCAGCGCCGCGCAGACCCCGTTTCCGCACCTGACGACCAATCATCCCGGCGAAGCGCTGGCCTACCGCGGGCTGGCTTATGTCGCCTCGGCTGCGCTCGATCTGGGGAACAACGCCAACCTTGGCAACCACAGCTTCGAGGTCGAGGGCGAGCTGCCGTTCTCCGGCGCGATCAAGGATGCCAACCCGCGCGACGTGGTCAATGCGCTGCTGCTCGAGGCCGGCCTCGATGCCGGCTTCATCGGCAACCTGGGGCCGCTCTCGGATTATTGCGTCGCCAACGGAATCTTCATCGCGCCGGCTTACACCCAGCAGCAGCCCGCGGCGGANGCNATCGCCAACCTGGCGCGCATCGGCAATGCGGAAGTGGTCTGCTCGGAAGAAAAAATCAAGCTGGTGCCTTANTCCGACCAGGCCGCCACCGGCAACGGCGCGACCTATACCCCGAATGTCGCGCCGNTGTTCGAATTCACCGATGACGATTTTCTCGCCGACAGCGGCGATTCTCCGGTGCAGTTCGAGGATGACGATACNTCGGATGCCTACAACATCGTCACGGTGCAGTTTTACAACCGCGCCAAGGACTACGTCGAAGACGTGGTGCAGGCGCGCGATGACGACAATATCGCGCTCTATGGCGAACGGCCGATGGACCCGATCGTGCTGCATGAGATCGTCGATGTCACGGTCGCCCGCCTGGTGGCGCAAGTCGAGCTGCAGCGCCAGATCTACTACCGGATGCGTTATCGCTTCAACCTGGGCCCGGGCAAGGCCGATCTGCTCGAACCCATGGATGTGATCGCCATCAACAATGCGCAGCTCGGACTCACCGCGCTGCCGGTGCGCATCCTGGAGATCGAGGAAATCGACGACGACACGCGCGACGGCTTCCGCTTCTACGTGCGCGAATTCCCGGCCGGCGCCGGGTCTGCCGCCGTGTATCCCTCCGAGTCCGGGCTGGGCTATTCGGTCAACTTCAATGTCGCGCCCGGCAATGTCAATGTCCCGGTCATTTTCGAGCCGCCGCTGCCGTTGACGCTTTCGAGCCAGACCGAGATCTGGATGGCGCTCTCCGGCGGCGTGGACTTCGGCGGCTGCGAAGTGTGGGCCAGCGATGACGACGCCACGTATCGGTCGATCGGCGTGATTTACGGCGGGGCGCGCCACGGCGTACTCACCACGCCGCTGCCGTCGGGTGCCGATCCGGATGCCGTCAATACGCTGGCGGTCGATCTGGGCGTCAGCCGCGGGCAGCTCATCAGCGGCACGAAAAGCGACGCCGACCGGCTCAACACCCTCTGCTATGTCGATGGCGAATACCTGGCGTATCAAACCGCCACCCTCACCGCGCCGAACCGCTATGACCTGACCTATTTGCGCCGCGGCGCCTATGGCTCGGCCATCGCCGCGCACGCCGCCGGCACCAGGTTCGCGCGGCTTGATGACGCCATCTTCAAGCAGGCCGTGCCGACGGCCCGGGTCGGCTCGCCGCTCTACCTGAAGTTTCCGAGTTTCAACAAGTACGGCGCCGGGCGTCAGCGCATCGAAGAAGTGCCGACCTATACCTACCAGATCCTCGGCACGGCCCTGAAGTCGCCGTTGCCGAATCCGACGAATCTGTCTGCTAACTACGTTGCCGGCATCACCCGCCTGCACTGGGATGGCGTCACCGATTTCCGTTCGCCGATCGACTACGAACTGCGCTTCGGCGCGAGCTGGGCGGGCAGCACCATCAATGGCCGCACACCACTGCTCGAGCTGCCGATCGGTGCGGACGGCACATACTGGGTTTCCGCGCATTACCGCACCCCCGAGGGGGTCGATGTCTATTCGGCGGCGCCGGTCAGCGTGGTGGTGGTGGGCGCCAAGCTGGTGGCCAACGTGGTGGCCAGCTACGATGAATATGCGCTGGGCTGGCCCGGCAGCGTCAGCGGCGGGGCGCTGGTCCTGGGCGGCAAGCTGCAACTGACGGGCGCCGGCGATTATCTCGATATCGCCGACCTCCTCGCCGAACTCGACATCCTCTGGATGGGTGGTGTCGCCAGCGCGGGCCTCTACACCAATCCAGCCGGGCATCGGATCGATGTGGGCCGCGTGGAAGCCTGCAGCGTCACCATGCCGTACAGCATCATCGGCCGCTCGATCTATGACGACTACCTGTCGCTGGCCGACGTGCTGCAGGTCAGCGACCTTCTCGGCGCCGCCCTGGGCGCGCTGGTCAGCGCCCAGCCACAGATCCGCATCGCGCAGGAAGACGGCATCTACGGCGCCTGGCAAAACTTCCAGCCAGGCGAATACGTCGGCCAGCACTTCGACGGCCGCCTCGGCCTGAGTTCGTCCGATCCCCAGGTGGTGCCGATTGTCGATGGCTTCAAATTCGCGGTCGACGTGCCGGACCGAACCGATGCCGGCACCGACGTGGCGATCACGGCAGGCGGTTCGTCCGTGGCCTACCTCGCCCCATTCAACGGCGGTGCCGATGGCGCCTCGGTACCGGGCGTGCAGATCCTCGTGCTCAACGCGCAGGCCGGCGACACCATCGTGCTGTCGGCGCAGACGCTCGACGGTTTTACGGTGCAGATCAAGAACGGCGGGGTCGGCGTGGACCGCAATATCAACTGGATTTCGAAGGGATACTGACTATGCAAAACTCGATCGCACTACCCGTCACCGGTACCGTGTCCGGCCTGGAAAACAACCAGAAAGCCAACGAAGCCCTGGAGTCGCTGGCCACGAACTTCCTCGGCCCTGATGCGCCCGATCCGACCTACCCTGGGCAGTGTTGGGCGGACACCACTGCCGGCTGGCTGAAGCAGCGCAATGCGGCAGACAGCGCATGGGACAAGAAATACCCGCTGGGCACCGGCGCGCGCGTCGATGTCGCCAGCGCCGCCACGATCGACCTCGACGCCGCGGCCGTCACCAGCGATTACATCCGCCTCACCGGCACCACCGAGGTCACCGCCGTCACCCTGGCCGCCGGCCAGCGCCGCCTCGCCGTCGCCGGCGGCGTCGTGCCCATCACCCACGGCGCCAGCCTGATCCTGCCCGGCGCGGCGGACTACACCTGCGCCACGGGCGATCTGCTGCTTTTCGTGGGGGAGGCGGCGGGGGTGGTGAGGGTGATGATCTGGAAGGGCGACGGGACGCCTGTGATAGGTGGCATTCCACAGAACTCAAAGTCGGCCGCCTATACAACCGTCCTGTCCGACGCAGGAAAGCACCTGCTGCATCCCTCTGCCGACACCACTGCGCGCATCTTCACCATCGACAGCAATGCCAACGTGCCTTACCCCGTCGGCACGGCGATCACATTCGTGAATCAGGCCGGCGCGGGCGTGATGACGATAGCGATTACATCGGACACGATGCGGCTGGCGGGGGCAGGAACTACGGGCAGTCGCACCCTCGCGGCTAACGGTGTCGCCACCGCGCTGAAATTGACGGCGACCGAATGGATTATTTCCGGGACGGGGCTGACATGAGTGCGATACAGCAGATGTTGATGGCCGTGGGAAAAAACGTCACTCCGGGAAGTCAAACGTTTACCAGCAACGGCACTTTCACGGTGCCGGAATACAACACGATTGTTGTCGAGTGCTGGGGTGCTGGCGGGGGTGGTGCGGCGTGCAATATCGCAACAGCCGGGACAACAACAGGCGGCCCCGGCGGCGCGTCGACGTTCAATTCCACGGTGAGCGCGGGGGGTGGCGCAGGTGGTATCGATGGATATGGCTCGGTGTATTCCGGGGGTGCAGGCGGTACATCGTCAGGTGGAGATGTTAATTATTCAGGAGGGCAAGGCGGAACTCCGAACGGCGGAACCGGCGGCGGTGGCGGTGGGGGTGGTGGCGCGGGATCGACCGGCGCCGGTGGCGCGGGTGCGTTACAGGTAGGTGGCTCAGGAACATCAGTTGGGGGCGGAGGTGGCGCGAACGGCGGCAATAATCAAGTCGGAGCGTCATCGAATGGCTCTTTATATGGCGGCGGCGGTGGTGGTTCTGGTGGTTCTGCTGGCGTCTACGCGGGTGGTTCTGGCGGTGGCGGTGGGGGGTACTCCAAAAGGACCTACACATCAGGGCTGACCGTCGGGGCCGGTATCTCGGTAGTCGTTGGCGGTGGTGGCGGTGGGTACAGCGGCATCTATGGCTCTGGCTCAGGCGGCGCGGCAGGCAAGGTTGTGGTGACGTGGAGTTGATATGGAAGTCCATCAGATCACCACCCATCCCGCGCCGCTCACAAGTCCCAAACGGGATACGTTCGGCGTCACCTTGGCCTTGCGCTGGGGCGATGTCCTGCATCCCCTCGGCCCCGGCCTCAATGCCGACGGACAGTCGCTGTGGTTCCACCCGCCGTACTTCGAGCGCGCCTTGCGCCTGACGCTGCCGATGGCCGTGCCGGTGCTGGCCTGCTGTGTCTGGATGATCGCGCTCACCCTGCTCGCGGTGCATTTCGAGTGGCTGGCCCTGCTGGCCCTGCCGAGCTTCCTGCTGATTCCGGGCGCATGGATGTCGTGGAATCTATGGGGCTGGCGTGGCTATGCCGGATGGAAAGTCTTCGGCGTGGATTCGGACGCTTACAAGCTGTGGCCCGCACTCGCTGACGAAACGCACGAGGTCTACCCCCGGCTCGCTGGCGATGCAATTCTCGGCGCGGTTCTGGATTTCCGATTGATGGAGATGACACGATGGCTGAACTGGACGGGCAGACCTGGGTGCTGGATAACCGCCGGCGCTGGCCGACGGACTTTTCACTGTTGCTCTACCGCTGGCACAAGCTGCAGATCGCCGGCCCTCGAAGATGGGAGATCGCGTAATGGCTGAACCGCACACCTCAATCGCCATCGGCGCCGGCGTCGGGCTGGGCACGGCGCGTACTCGGCGCGCAGGTCGATGCGCTGGCGCTCGGCCTGGTCGCGGCAATCTTCGTCAGCATCTGGATGGAAACCATCGACGACAAGATCAAGGCCGGCTCGGCGGCGTTGCTCTCGGCGATGCTGGCCGGCTACGGCTAGCCCGTTCGCTGCGGCCTGGGTCCGCCAACCAGGTGCCTTCGCTCGCCGGCAATGCCGACGCCCTGCGCCTGTTGATGGCGGTGCTGATTGGTGCCGGTGCGCCGACCGTGATCCCGGTGGCGGCGCGGTGGCTACGGGGGAGGGCCGACAAATGAACGGCATTCACCTGGCCGACGCGCTGATGGGGGTCTGCATGCTGATCGTCCTCTCTCGCTGCATCTGCATCGTGCCGCGCCTGTCGCGCACCGCCTGGACCGGCAGCCGTGGCCATTTCGCCGCACTGGCCGGTACCTATGCCCTGCTCGCCGGCGGCGCTGTCGGCACCGCGCTGCACGCATCCTTCGGTCCGCTGCTGCTGCTGCTGGCGGTGGCGGGCTGGGTGCTGTTCGACCGGAGGGCGCCGCGGTGATTACCCTGCCCGATTACTGGATGGGCCGCGACGTCGCCCATGCCGCGGCGCTGACCGACAAGATCATCGTCAATGCCACCCTGCTGCTGGGCCGCGTGAACCTGCTGCTCGCCTGGGCCTATGGCGAGCACGTGACGCCCGCGCTCGACGCGCACACCGGCACGCATGTCGCCAGCGGCTGGCGGCCGCCAGCAATCAACGATGCCACCAGCACCGCTGCGGCGAAGTCGAAGCACCTCTCCGGCGAGGCCATCGACCTGCGCGACAGCGGCACCCGCGATCTGGCGCGCTGGTGCCTGCGCAACCTGGATGCACTCGAGGAAATCGGACTGTGGATGGAAGACCCGCAGTGGACCCCGTCCTGGGTCCATTTGCAAATCGTGCCGCCCGGTAGCCGGCGTCGGGTGTATGTGCCATCCAGCCGCCCGGCGCTGGCGGCCAAACTGCCGGAACAGGAAGGGAGCATCGCATGATCAATCCCACCATTCTGCTGGCGATCGCGCTGGCGCTGTCGCTGGCCGCCAATGCGTGGCTGTTCAACTCGCGCGATGTGGCAATCGCCAAAGAGGCGAGCACTGAGCAGGCGCGCAAGGACACGGCCGCCGCCGCGCAGGCGTGCTCGGATGGCGTCGATAGCCTGGCCAACGTCGGCGCGACTCGTCACACCGAGCTGCTCAAGCGCATGCAGGCGCAGGCTGGCCAGGTGGCCGCCCTCGAGGGCGCCTCGATCGCGGCGCTCACCGCCCGGCCGGCCGATCCCGCCGACTTATGCAAGAGCCTGGCGCTGTACCTGCAGGGCGAGATCCGCAAGGACAAGGAAAGGGGCCGCCCGTGAAACGTCATAAATTAATGTGTTTGGTCGCCGCGATCGCGCTGGCCGGATGCGCCGGCTCACCGACCGCGCCGGGCACCGTCAAGGTGCCGGTGCCGATGCCCTGCGATGCCGACGTGCCGGCGCTGCCGGTCTTCCCGGCGGACACGCTCACCGGCGACGAGGACATCTTCACCCTGGGCAAAACGCTGTGGGCCGACCGCAAGGCGCGCCAGGCGTATGAGCTGAAGGTGCGCACGGCGTTGGAGGGATGCACGGCGAAGGGCGTGACGCCATGAGCTGGCCGTGCAAGCTGCTCGAGATTGTCGGCACGCGTGAAGTGCGGTGGGAGGCTCCTCCTGGTGGTGGTGCGAGCGGCGAGACCCGACTGCTCGATACCGAAGGATTTGCCCACGCCTACCATGACCTACCGCCTGGAACGATGTTCCATGTTCCGGAGAGCCCGATCATCGAGGGAACCGATGATCGCAGTCCGTGGGGCTGGCCGTGGTACTGGGCAAAGGACGAGTGGCTTTCCGACTATTACCGCCAGCACAACGCCCATCGCCGGCCGCTGATGGTGATCCTGCCCGGTCGTCACTTATTCCTGCTGGATGGCCAGTGCTGGAGCGGAGAAAAGCGGTATGGCGGCTGGACGGTCAGTGGCGACGCGCCGCTGATCACCGTCAGCCCCTCGATCAACATCGGCGGCAGCTATCACGGCTGGCTGCAAAACGGCGTGATCTCGGACGATTGCGAGGGGCGGAAGTTCGATGCACTGGGACAGGCGATCCG